ATTTATTTAATTAATTTGATATTTATATATGAAATTTTGAATTCGAATCGCCAGCATTCAAGCCGGTCAGATAAGTTGAGAAAATTCTTAGCCAAATGTATTAAGTGTTCTATATTGAAGCTTAAGATAGAGCCGCCCTGTTAGCTACCCAAATGGGTCGGCGGGATTAATCCCCTATCTTAATGTCTCCGTAAGTAATAAGATTATTTTCGGTCAACCACTTCCGGTCCAACTCCTCAAAGGAAGTCCGGATAGGTGGAAGGCCCGATTGTTTCAATGCTTCGTTGACGAGATCCCTAATTTGATGAAAAGTTTTGCTACCATGTTGGTAAGCAAACTCTAGGGCATCTCCGATGTTAGAATACAGCATTTCGCGCTCGGGTAGACCTGTTCGGATCCAATTAAGGAGTTCTCCGATGGGGTCGTCGAGCTGCATGCAAGCATGAAACTTGTGTGAATAGCGATGGTCTGGACGGAAATTACACTTCACAAATTGTATCTCCGACAGGGGCAAAAACCCCTTTTCAAACACCTTTCCTTCTCTCTTCTGAGGAGGAACCAGTGTTATTCCATACTTGGCTGCTTCAGCAGCCAAGTGTTCTGGGTGCCACCAAGTGGTCACCTGGTCTGAGCAGGAGCCGAACAAGTCGTCTCCAACGCTCGTTGCTCTCACGTGTTCGTGAAAGGCCCGACAGTTCGCTAATTCGGGCGCCCAAACTCGAGCCAGGAGGATCCACAGCATCTTAATGCGTATCCTCCATGAAAGCGTGTTCACTATGGCTGTGAGGAAACTGCCCGAAGGCATTCCATCATTGACCATGTAAACCGTTTCTCCGAAGATGTGAATTCGCCACATGAGCGAACCTCCGATGGTATGGAGTATTTCACAATCTGCGTTAGGATCGAAATATTTGAGCCATTCAGTCATGACACGTATGGAACCTTTCTTGGACAAACAGTCCAGGGTTCCGTCCCATGCTTTGACATCTCCGTCGAAGTAGTTCTCGCCAACTTCCTTATGAATAGAAATCAAGGAAGTAGGATCAGATCCATGAATGTTCATGGCGAGACCACAGCCGACAGAAAAGCCAGCTCTCATGTAGGCTGAAGCAAAAGCACCAAAGTACATTTTGTTCACCAGTAACCAGTCTATAGAAGCGATGTTAAAGAATCTGGTGCTGGCACTCCAGATCTTTGCGAGAGGTCTTCTCTCGACTTTCGGCTGATCGACATATACGTTGTTGGCACAATAACGTTCTGTCTTTGCCGTGGAAAGAATCGTTTCGATTCCAGCCATCAACCGCGTATTCGCTGAATAACGGTTTTGTCCTTGATCTCCCTGTCCGTAGACGTCGAATAGATATTCTCTTCCGACTGTGCCAGGAGTCCGGTCGAGTACATATGGATACCCCGGTGAAGAATCCATAGGAATGGGGTCAATGAAGCCTGGGATCCCATTAATCGCCTCGTCAAGAGTAAGAACTCGTTATGGTCCTGGAAGGTGTTGAGTCTTCTCTATAACTTCTTGGACTGTATCTTCGACAGCCATTTCATAGACATCTAAAGGCCATCCTCCAGAACGTTTGAATTTGTCTAGTCCATTTTGCAAAGGACAAGATTCATTCGCAATTCTAGGATCAGAACGT